GGCGAGGGTTGCATTGTCCTTAATGCGCGCGCCGTGTACATCCATAATCAGGCGTTGACGTCAGAGCAGGCCGCGATTGTCAAGCGTGGTGTCATGGCCACGCTCGACGATCCAGCGGCGTTAGAAGATCTGCATGGGAAGCACGACGTCGCCAGCGTCGATCTGCCACCACGGGACGGCCTTGGGGTTGATGGTGATGGCGTGGATGCTCATGTCGGGAAACCTGACGGTCTGGATGAAGCTGTCACCGGACTTCAGACGTTCGGAGAGTTCACTGACCGTGGAGGCCGTCGCGCCGGTGATGGTAAGCGGCGTGGTCGTTCCCAGGTAAAGGGCGAAGTCGAATGTGGTTTCGTCGCTCATTGTTCTTCCTTCCTTCGTTGTTTGAAAGGTTTGGTTTGTTGTGCGATTACAAGCCTATCGCTGCGGAGGAAGGAGCCTAACCGTCCATCCATGAATCAAGGAGCAGTGAAATGAGCGTTTTCAATCCGGAATGCACCAGCAATTACTTCCAGGTGCAGGACATCGACCCGTCGGAATGCACCGGCGGCAATCCCTACGGCTTCGCCTGCCGCATCAAGGTGGCCGGAAGCACGTTCGGGTTCGATGGCTTGGACATGGGCGACCTTCAGGCGATGAAGGGCGCGATTAACAAGGCGATGACGCACGCGCGTCGAGCTCGCCGTGAATGGGAAGGAGCCCAGGAATGAGCGTCACGGTCAAACGTGTGGACAGGAAAAGCAGGCAACGTTTTTACGAGCTGATCGTTGAGACGGAAGAAGGCATCACCGTGCGCGTCCCGTTCAACGGTTACGAGCTTGACGATCTTGAGAAACAGATCGACCGATGCTTCAACGAGGATTGACGTGAAACGTTTCATCAAGACCGTCATACTGCTGCTGGCAAGCCCGTTCGTACTTCTCATGCTCGGGATTGTCCTCGCCGTCGTCCGTCTGGGTGATTTCCTCACCGATGACGACTGACGGCATCCGATAATTTCATATCCCTTGACCCAGCCGAAGGTCGGTTGCTGGGTAGGAATGATAAAGCACCCGGCCGCGCCTTGCCCAGCGCGTTACAAACACGCCCGGAATGCCGGGCGGTTACCACGGCCCCAGCGGGGAGCTATGCGGGTTAACAGATCGCTTCACGGCGTCTTGTTCGGGCGCAACTGGGGACCATCGCCGGCATGCGTGCCGGGCTGTGCGGCGAGACCTTGCGCGCGGCTTCGGCCGCTGACCTATGCGACGGCGCGGCTCCGTTACGAAGCAACCTTGCATGGCGAACCCTAACCCGGAAAACACTTGAGCAATCTTGTGTTTTCCGTGCTGGGTTCCCCGCTCTAACGCCCCACCACCCGAAGGGCATATCATCCACAATTCTTATCCACAGTTCTTATCCACAATATGAAACGAGGTTCGAGACATGGGTTATTCGGTTGATTACAAGCCAACACGCCGACGTGCCAAGAGGACGGTGCCGAAGAACAAGGCCCAGCGCACGAAGGACATCAAGAACGCCATTCGATGGAATATCAGGCAATTGGAGCATGACACTGTTGGAGCGGACACCATTGCGCGTTCCCTTGCCATCAGTATGCTTCGACTGAACAAGATCGCGCTGACGGCCGATCCTAGCGGCGACCATGTGATGCAGCAGCTTATCAGCGACGGCATCTTGGGCAAGCCCGAGAGACGCGGAAGTGTGCAGATGTTCGACCGTGCCGAGTTGTTGACATCGCTCAAGGCTTGGGTTGGTGTGCTGTGAACCCACGTGCGAAGCTCACGGCCAAACAGGCGGCCCTATATCTGGGCGTGAGTGAAAGCCTGTTGCGCAAGTGGCGCGGCGAACATTACGGCCCGGTGTTCTACCGGCCCACGGACGCTCCCAACTGCCCAGTGCTGTATGAGTTGTCGGACTTGGACATGTTCGTGGCGCAGCGCAAGCGCAAGGCGGCCCAGAGTGCCGCGTAGGCAAGTAGTCGCCCCGTCAATCCGTTCGGCCGAGATAGCGGCGTGGGGCAACGACTGTTGGTTGGAGCTGCCCGGCTGCACGAAGGTGGGCACCGAAGACGACCATATAGTGCCACATGCGCATGGCGGCAAGGACACCGTGCCGAACCTACGCCGCGCGTGCAAGCATTGCAACGCTTCACGGCAAGACCGCGTGCTGTATGGCTATGGCTGCCGTTTGCACATGATCGTGTGCCCGCCCGGTTCATGCGACCGGGAGGCCGTGGACTACATAGCCCAGCACGCGAAGCCAAGCGACCCGGTTGTGTCGTGGGCTTCGCTGGCCGTCGCCATGCGCGTGGACGAAGCGGACATGGAGCAGCGGCGGGCCGTGGCTATGGCATGGTCTGCCGCCTACCGCCAGTTCGCCAAGAGCCGCGCGCCGTTGGACGTGTGGCTGGTGCGCACCATACCAGCCAGCCGCAAGCACCCGCAGATGCTGGCCGAGTGGATAGCGCTGGACTACGACATACAGGTGCTGGACCCCGGCTATGCCGAGAGCATGGCACGGGCACGTAACGACATGTGCCGGCAGCTGGTGCGCCAGTGGTACGCCCTCCACTTGTCGCAAGAGACGATAGACGCGAGGCAAGCGGCCCGCCGCCAGCGACTCGCGGCCCTTGGCTTGCGTTCCATGCCATCTTCGGTGCCATCGTCGCGCCCGGAATGGTGATTTTTTAAACTCGCGGCGCCGGGAAAGACCCCGCGCCCAGTTTTTTCTCCCCCCAACACGGGAGAAAAAACGGCACGAAAACGTTGGAACATCAAGGAAAAGAAAGGATACGGATAAATGAGCCAAAACACGTTCGACATTTTCGACGATACCGCCGGCCGGCACGTCGGGCAACAGGAAAAGGCCACCCGTCGGCTGATCGAGAGCCTTACCGAACGTTCGGGCGGCGACCTTGACCCGTTCGCCACCACGCTATGCGCCAGCCTGTTGTCCTTGGCCCAGAACATCGACACACAGCGCAACGCCGGCAAGGAGATCAGCCGCAACATGAACACGTACCTGGACAACGTGCAGCGCCTTCAGGACATGTACCCGCCGGAACCGAAGGTGGACGAAGACGTGGCCGCCTACTTGGCCGAGGCGAAGGCATGACCAGGGAACCGCCGCTTATGCGAGCCGGAACGCGCCGCGACCCATCGCGCCGCACAGACGGCAACGTGGTGGCGCGCACTGCCGAACTGTTGGGCAAACCGTTGTTGCCTTGGCAACGGTACGTCGCGGACGTGGCCGGCGAACTGGACGACGCCACAGGCACGTACCGGTATGACACCATCGTGCTTACCACGCCCCGCCAGTGCGGCAAAAGCACGTTGATAGACACCGAGGACACGCGCAACGCCCAGCTTGGACGCGATAGGAAGATCTATTACCTTGCCCAGACCGGCAAGGACGCCGAACAGCATTTCAAGGAATACGTGAAGCAACTGAGGGACAGCCGGCTGGCACCGCTGGCCCTGAAGCCACGACTGAGCAACGGCGGCATGGAACAGCGGTTCGCCAACGGCAGCTTCATACGCCCTTTGGCCGTCACGAAGGTGGCCGGCCACGGCGTGCAGATGGACAAATTCACCCTGGACGAGGCTTTTAGCCTGACCGAAGAGGCCGGCTATATGATCTTGGACGGCTTGGGGCCGACCATGAACACCCGCTTAAGGTTCACCGGCGTGCAACCTCAAATGTGGATTACCTCGACCGAAGGCACGGCCGCTTCGACGTTCTTCAACACTCTGTTGGACGGCTTGCGCGCCGGCGACGTGCCCGAACGCACGGCGTGGTTCGACTTCGGCTTGCCCGACGACGAAGACCCCGAAGACCTCAAAGCCGTGGCACGATGGCACCCGGCCGCCGGCCTGTTGTGGGACTTGCGCCAGTTGGCCGACTTCCGCCAGCAGTTCGGGGACAACAAGGCCGGTTGGGCGCGAGCCTTCGCCAACCGGCGCGACGTGGGCATAGCCGAGCGCATTATCTCGGCCGACCTGTGGAACGCCACCACATGCTGGCCGATAGCGCCCGGCGACTTGGCCGGCCGCCCCGTGGTGTTCGGTGCCGCCGTGGACGTTGACGCCACCCACACGGCGATTAGCGCCGGAATATTGGAACACGACGGCACCGTTAACGTGCAGTTGCTCAAGGTGCTGGACGGCACCGGCGCGGCACCCAATGAGATAACCAGGCTGTGCGCCACCTACGACGCGCCCCTGTGCATGGACTCGCGCGGACCGAACGGCGACTTGTGCGACCGGCTGAAGGCGTTGGCCGACATCAACGGCGACCCGGTTGTGCGTTTCGTGGACATGCAAGCCGGCGATTTTCTCAGCGTGGGCCAGGCGTTCGTGAGCGGCCTTGAGAACGGCACCGTGCGGCACGCGGCCGACACCGAGCTGGACGCCAGCGCGGCGAACAGCGCGCGCGCATGGAGCGGCGACGCTTGGCGCATATCACGGCGCGGCAGCACCGGCAAGACATCACCGCTCGAAAGCGCCATGCTTGCCGCGTGGGGCGTATCCCACCGGCCCGAACCCGAAGGGCCGTTGCAAATATTCTGACCATGTACGGCTGTGGCGGACTGTGGCGGGCAATGGCGCGCGCCACTCGCCACGGCCATGCGTGAGCGCGCATGATGTGTCGCATGAACGACTTCGGTTTTTTTCAGCGGCTACGCTTCGCCGGCAAGATCATCACGCGCGGCGTGGCCGCCGTGGACGACATGCCGGCCGAGATAATGCCGCCAAGCCGCACGGCCGCGTATGACCCGCTGCAACTGTCCACCGTGTTCCGTGGCGTCCAGGTGCTCCAGACCGCAATCGCCGGCTTGCCGTTGCACGAAATGCGCGGCGGCGTGAAACTCAACACGCTTACGTCCATCATCGACCGCCCGGACGCCAACCGAAGCCGCCGCGACTTCATAAGCGACATCGTGGCGTCGCTGTGCTTGGACGGCAACGCGTTCGTTCGCAAACTGCGCTATGACGGCGAAGTGGTGTCGTGCCAAGTCTTGCCGCCGTCTCTGGTGACCGTGCGCGACGATGGCCGCGACCCCGCCGCGCCGGTGCTTCGCTATTCGTATCTTGGCCGCGAGTACACGCCGGATGAAATCACACACCTGAAGTTCCTGAACGTTCCCGGCCGGTTGCGTGGCCTTGGCCCCATTTCGGCGGCGCGCGAAGAGGTGGAGGGCGCGAAGATGGCCCGCGACTACAAGGCCCGGTTCTACACCGATAGCAGCAACGTTAAGGGCTATCTGAAGAGCGACCAGAAGATCACGCCCGACAGCGCGAAACAGGCGAAGGACGATTGGGGCAAGGCCGGCAAGGCCGGAGACATCAAGGTGGTTGGCAGCAACCTAACCTATGTGCCCTTGGACATGAAGCCGGCCGACCTTCAGTTTTTGGAAACACAGAAGTTCGACACCACCCAGATCGCCCGCCTGTTGGGCATCCCGGCCAGCATCATGCTTGCCGCCGTGGACGGCAGCAACCTCACCTATTCCAACATCGAGCAATCGTGGATTGAGTTTGCGGACTACACGCTGGCCGCCTACACGGGCGAGATCGAGGAACTTCTAAGTTCTTTGCTACCGCGTGGCCGGGTGGTGCGTTTCGACTGGGACAGCAGCCGCCGCGCCGATATGGCCGACCGTTACAACGCCTACAAGACCGCCATCGGCTCCGGGTGGCTCACCGTGGACGACGTGCGCGACCGCGAGGGCTTGCCGCCGTTGACGCCCGAACAGGCGGCCCAGATTCAACAGATCGGAGGAACCACCAATGAGCAATGAGCACGACGAAAGGCTTATGGAGGCGCGCACGCTCAACGTCACCGGCCTACGCTTGCGTGACACCGGCGACACCGGCGACGGCATGACCTTGGAGGGCGTGGCCGTGCCCTTCAATCAGCGATATGCGCTGTTCAGTGATTACGCCGAGGTGATAGACCCCGATTGCGACTTCGGCACCCGCAAGACCGTGAAAGTGAGCCGCGAGCATGGCGACCTTATCGGCAAGCTGACCGACATGCGCCGCGAAGCGGACGGCTTGCACGTCGTGGCGAAGCTGGCCGACACCGAAAGCGGGCGCGAAGCCGCCGAACTGGTGCGTGAAGGCGTCTACGACGGCTTCAGCATCGGCTTCAGGCCGGTGGAAAACAGGGTTATCGACTCGGACGACGGCGTTACCGAAGTCCACCGTAGGGCAATCGACCTGTTCGAGGTGGCCGTTACCGGCATCCCCGCGTATCCGGCCGCCGAAATCACCGGCCAGCGTTCCCAGACCATCACAACCAACAACAACGACGAAGGAATGGAGGCACCCGTTATGGGCGACAACACCAACAACGAACAGCGCGATAACGCCATGAACGAACGCTTGGAGGCGTTCAGTGAGGAACTGCGCGGCATCAAGGCCACCGTGGCCGCCGGCATCCAGACCACCCCGCCGGCCGAGCTGGGCGGCGAGTTCCGCACCGCCGGCGACTATCTCAAGGCGCTGAGCGACGAACGCGACGCCAACCACGCGGCCGCCATCGACCTTATGCGCCAGACCCGCGACGCCATCGTTACCGGCGACACCGGCAACACCGTGGCATGGATTGCCGATGACTTGCGCCTGATCGAACAGCGCCGCAAGGTGACGAACATCCTCACACGCGACACGCTGCCGGCCACCGGTATGAGCATGGAATACAACGTGGTCTCCGAGGACACCACGGCCGTGGACAAGCAGACCGCCGAGGGCGCGGCCCTGACCTTCGGCAAGGTGAAGTTCGGCACCAAGACCGCCGACATCAACACTTATGGCGGCTACACCACGCTTTCGCGCCAGACCATCGAGCGCAGCACCACCCCCATGCTCAACACGGCGCTGAAGGCCCTGAACAACGCCTACGCGAAGTCCACCGAAAACGCCGTGCGCACCTACCTGTACGACCTCATCAAGTCCCAGCGCGACGCGACCGACAACCCGAACAACATCACGGCCCCGGCCGCTTTGAACGACATGACGACAGATCATTGGGCCGGCCTTATCCTTGACGCCGCCGAGGTGATGGACGATAGGAACGCGGCCATGACCCGTCTGGGCGTTTCCAAGGACGTGGCGCTGGCCCTTATCAAGCTCAAGGACTCGGGCAGCCGGTTCATGGACATTTCCGGCAAGGGGTCGGATACCATCGGCGCTTTCGACGTCACCGGCGTGGTGGGCGACCTCATGCGCGTGCCGGTGTACTTGCTGCCGAAGGCCCCGACCGGCACCGCCGCGTTCATCGACCCGACCGCCGTCACCGTGTGGGAGAGCGGCGGCCCCACCCAGCTTTCCAACACCGACCCAGTGAACATCGTGGACAACTATTCGGTGTACGGGTACATGGCCGTGGCCGCGACCTTCACCGACGGCCTGTTGCCTGTCAAGTTCGCTGCCGCATGATGTGCCGCATGAACGACGAACAGTTGTTGGCCCAGCTTCGCGACGAAGTGGGCGTGCCAAGCGGTGACGATGAACGACTAACCGCGAAGCTGGCCGCCGCCAAGGCGTATGTGGCAAGCGCCGTGGGCGCGGCGTCCATCAAGGACGAAGTGCTGGCCGATTGCATTGTGTCGTGCGCGGCGGATCTGTACAACAGCCGCGACGCCCGGCTGGGCGTCATGGACGTGGGCGATTCGACTGTGGAACCGTTCAGGATCTCCACCGACCCGCTCCGCTCGGTCTGGCCGAAACTCAAGGCGGCGGGCGTGAACACCGGCGGGCTGGTGATCGCATGAACATCCAGGAACAACGCGCCGCCCTCATGGCCACGCTCGCCGACATGCTCGACGGGCTCGTGAGCAGTATCAGCATCGACGCCCAGCTGGTGCGCCCGGCCGCCGGCAAGGTGGCCGTGTTCATCGAACCGCCGGCCGTGGAATGGCCGTCATGGGGCCCGCCGGAACCGGTCTGGACGTTGGACGTCATCGCCGGCACGCCGGCCACGCAGCCATCCGCAGTCGATGACATCCTCACAGCGCTCGACCGGCTCGCCGACAAGGGCCTGAACCTTCAGAAGGCCACACCGGCAAGCTGGAACCTGGCCGGCGCCGGCACGCTCGCGGCCTACCAGGTCACATTGAACGCTCTGGAAACCGAATAAGACAAGGAAAGGAAAACAATCATGGCTGGAAAGATCCGCACGCTCGGACCGGGCATCTTCAAAATCACCGACACCGCAAACGGCAGGGACTTCAGCGCCGACCTGACCAAGGCGCAGCTGAACCCGTCGAACAGCAGCGACGACCCGACGACCTACTTGGACGGATCCGAGGAAACGAACACCACGACCACGTGGACGTTCGAGGGCACCGTGGGCGACGACTTCAGCGAGGACGGTCTGGCCGTCTGGCTCTTCGACCACAAGGGCGAGACGCTGCCGGCCCAGTTCGTACCGAACAAGACCGGCAAGATCCAATGGACCTTCAACGTCACCATCGCGCCAATCGCCATCGGCGGCGACGTCAAATCGAAGAACACGAACGATCTGAGTTTCGCCGTCACGAGCGTCGCCCACGCCGCATACGAGGGCAAGTGATGGCGGACAAGGCGCTGATGGTCGTCGGCCAGAGACGCTTCGTGCAGACGATGCGCAAGGCCGGCGCGGACATGGACGACCTGAAGGAAGTGAACCGCGAGGCGGCAGAGATAGCGCTGCCAGCGGTCCGCAACCTCGCGCCGCGCGGCAAGACCGGCAGGTTGGCCGGCAGCCTGCGTGTCGGAGCGACGAAACGCGCCGGCGTCATCCGCGCCGGCCGCAAGGCCGTGCCCTACGCCGGCCCCATCAACTACGGCTGGCCCGCCCGCCGCATCAAGCCCCGGCTCTTCGTCAATAACGGCGTCGCCTCAACCGAGAGCCAATGGCAAAAGGTCTACAAGGACTTCATAGACAAGACATTGAAACAAGTGAAAGGAAAATAATGGCAACCACGAGAATCACCTACACGGACGGTACCAGCGAACTCGTGCCGATCACGATGCGCGCTACATGCAAGGCCGAGGCGCACGCCATCGAGGCCGGCTGGGGACCCATCACCCAGTCACCCGTCCGTTCCGGCGCTTACGCGGCCTACGCGGCCCTGCGCATGGCCGGCCGCACCATGCCTGATTTCGAGCATTGGCTGGACACCGTGGCGTCCTTCGACCTTGCGGCACCGAAGGAGGAACCGGAAGAGGGAAACCCTACGGACTAGCCGCGTGGCCCCAAGCCTCGCTCGGCCGTCTCTCGTTCCTCCTGGCAAGCCGGTTCGGCGGCACGCCATGGCAGTGGAGGAACGAGGCCGACGAATTGGATTGGGGCACCGGACTGGCCGAACTGCTCAAGGAAGCGGAAGAAACACGGAAGGAGTGAACCATGGCGCACAGCGCGATCATGAGCGTGCGCATCACCGGCAACGCCGATGATGCCGTCAAGGCGTTTGAGAGGACCACCACGAAGGCGGCCGCTTTCGGCAGCGCCATCGGCGGATTGGCCGTCAAGGGCGTGACCGCGCTGTGGGACACCATCAAGGGCTTCGCCGGCGACGTGGTGAACATGTCGGACAGCACCGACAAGTTCATGAACACCATGAGCTTCGCCGGCATCGACACCGCCAACGTCGAAAAGGCAAGCAAGGCGGCGCGCGACTACGCGGACCGCACAGTGTATGACCTGTCCACCATCCAGAACACCACGGCGCAGCTCGCCGCGAACGGCATCAAGGACTACACCGGCCTTACAGAGGCCGCCGGCAACCTGAACGCCGTGGCCGGCGGCAACGCAGACACCTTCGGCTCCGTGGCCATGGTGCTCACCCAGACGGCCGGAGCGGGCAAGCTTACGACGGAGAACTGGAACCAGTTGGCCGACGCCATCCCTGGCGCATCCGGCAAACTCCAGGAAGCGATGCTCAAGAACGGGGCCTTCACCGGCAATTTCAGGGATGCCATGGCCAAGGGCGAAATCACCGCCGACGAATTTAACCAGGCATTGATGGACCTCGGCATGACCGACGTGGCGAAACAGGCCGCGACATCGACCAGCACCATCGAAGGCGCGATGGGCAACCTCGAAGCAGCCGTCACCGGCGGCCTGACCGACGCCTTCAACCTCTTCAAACCGGCCGTCACAGGCGGCATCAACGCGGCCGCGACGGCAGTCACAAACCTCGCGCAGAACGGCACGCAGGGATTGCAGACGTTCTTCACACAGGTCAAGGACACCGGGGCGTTCGCCGCATTGCAGACGGCCGCGCAGTCGGTCGGCGGCGGCCTGCAATCGCTCTGGGACGGAATCATGAACGTCGTGAACGCCATGACCGGAGGACAACCGGCCGGCGTGGCCTTCGGCAACATGCTCAACGCCGTCGCCACGGCCGCGCAGACGGTCGGCGGCTGGCTGAAGACCGCAGGCGACTGGATCAGTCGAAACACGGATCTCGTGACACCACTCGTGGCCGCCGTCGGCGGCGCCGTGGCGGCCGTCACCGCCGTGACCACGGCCATGCGGATTGCCGCCGTCGCTCAGGCGCTGCTCAACGCGGTCATGGCCGCGAACCCGATCATGCTGGTCATCACGCTCATCGCCGCGCTCGTGGCCGGACTCACCTACTTTTTTGCTTGCACCAACACCGGGCGGGCCATCTGGTCGAGCTTCACCAATTTCATCGCCGGATGCGTCTCGGGCATCCTCGGATGGTTCAGTGGCCTCGGCAGCTCCATCGGCGGGGCCTTCAACAACGCCGCGAACAGCGCGAAAAACGCTTGGAACGGCGTCGTCTCATGGTTCCGTGGCATCCCGGGCACAATCGGCGGCTTCTTCTCCGGAGCCGGCACACTGCTCTACAACGCCGGCGCAAGCATCATCAGCGGTTTCCTCAACGGCCTCAAATCGATGTGGAGCAACGTGACCGGCTGGATCAGCGGCATCGGCGACTGGATCAAGGCCCACAAGGGCCCGATCAGCTACGACCGGAGGTTGCTCATCCCCGCCGGCCAGGCCATCATGACCGGTTTCGCACAGGGCCTCAACAACGGGTTCGACAATCACGTTGAAACCGCTATCAGCCACGCTAACCGCAGACTAGCGGCCATGCCCCTCAACCTCTCCGCCCAGGGCAACACGGCCACGCCAGCCGTGGTCAACACCTGGAACGTGGAGATCAACGGCGAGGTCATCGACAAGGACGGCACCGCCAAGGCCATCAAACGGCTCCTGGCCGACTACGACGCAAGGAGGTCATGAGACAGATGCAGCAGTGCTTCATGTTCATCGACACCGGCAACGGCACCGGCTGGACACCGGTGAACGACTCAGCCAAAGACGTCGCCGCACTCGATTCTTTCACCGTCGACTGGGGAAGCGACAGCATCGACGAACAACCCGAACCTGCCGTGATGTCGTTCACCCTCCGCGACCGCACCGGACGGCTCGCAGGCCAGGCATTGACGTTGGCCGGCATGAAAGTGGTCGTCCAATTCTCCAATCAGCCTCGATGGATGGACCTGACGCCAGCGATGGGCGGCTGGCGCGATCTGCGCATCCCCATCGACTCGCTCCACAAGACATATTCGCCAGACTCGCCAGACTCGCCAGACTCGCCATCCGAAACAATGTTCGCCGGCAGCGTGTCCACCGGCGGCAGCATCGAACCGGCCAGCGACGGCGGGTGGCTGCTCAAACTCTCCGCCACATCGAGGATGGCCGTATGGAAACGCCTGCAATCCCAAGGACCGACAGACACGGCCGCGAAATGGAACGGCGCGCACTGGATAGGCACGCCATCAGCACGCCTCGCGGAGATGAACCGCAGGGCCTCGGCGCAGGGAGCGCCGGAAGCCCAACTCGACGGGCTCGCCCTGCCGTCAAGCGTCGCACCATACACGCCATCCGACCACCCATCGCAACTCGACCTGCTGCACCGGCTCACCGCCGGGCCACGACTCCCTCAATGGCATGAAGTCTACGACGGCGCTGCATCAACCCTCCGGCCGCTGTTCCTCGCCGACCCGATCGCCGTGCACCTGTCAACCGATGGCCGACTCAACGTCCTCACCGACGGAGAGACACGACACGCGCTCTCGGCGGCCGACATCGAGGCATCGACGGATCTGAGCATCACCGAACC